TAACTATTAATTTACCTTTTGTTTTTTGTTTAACTTTTTCTATCTTTTTTATATACATAGCTTTAGATATTTCAGCCAATTGATCTAAGGAAACATCTAATAAATTTGCATCTATTCTTTCAGCAATTCTTTCCTCAGCCATTTCAAGTGTAATATATAAAACATTTTTATTTAGAGTTAAACACGTAGCTGCATGATGACACATAAACAAAGATTTACCAACACCTGTACCAGCTAAACAAATATTTAACGTTTTAGTTGGTAATCCTCCTTTAGTAATTTTATTAAACATGTCCAAATCAAATTCTATCTTGTCTTCAACACGATGATAAAAATCATATCGTTGTTCTACATCATCAATATAATCATGTCCAATATGAGGATCAAAAGATACAGAAAGAGCGTCTGATAATAATTCTGGTAATATTCCTTTACTTAAAGTTGTGTTTTTACCATCTAAAATACTAATAGATTCTACAACAGCAAGATAAATTGCTCTATCTTGACAAAACGTTTCAGTTTGTTCTAATAACCAAGAAGTAACCTCTAAAGATTCAGGCTTAACAATACTTTCAACATATTCAATTGCTTGATCATATTGAGTTTCTTGTAAACCTTCTTTTTGATTTAGTTCTATTAAAAGAGCTTCTTTAGTAGGTAAGCCATTATATTTTTGAACATATTGTTCAACTTGCAAGAAAAGTAACTGCTCGATACCATCTTCAAAATATTTCGATTTTATATATGGTAATACTTTTCGTGTAAAATTTTCGTTATGTATTAATTGAGATAATATCAGTTTTTCTATTCGAATCATGCTCACTTTTTATTTGTTGTTCTTGTCTTAAATGATAATTTTTCCATAACAATGCAATTAAAATATCTCCAACCATATCTTCAAACTGTTCTCCTTCTTCATCTTTAAATGATGCTTCTTTTAACTCTTCTGGAACATATATTATATCATATTCAAAGTCAGCAGTCAAGGATTGTTCTAGGTCATCATTAAGTTTAAACTTGCCGTATTTTAAAATACAACCCTTAAAAGATCCTACTAATATTTCAATACATACTTGAGCCTCTATATTATCTGGTTCCTCTGGATTAGGTACTAATCTATATTGTTTATCTATTATTTTAATATCTTCATCAGTTAAAGTTTCAATCATCCTGAGCCTCTACTACAGTACCAACGCCATACATAAAATCATTATAGAGCAGATCGTTTAATTGTTTCAATATATCTTCAGTAAAATATTTTTCAGGTTCTCTATTAATTGTTTTACCAAAAGTTTTAGAACCATCTGGTAATTCTATCCTAGTAGAAACTGATTTAAATATACCATACTTTACTGCTAATTCTAATAAACCATAATACCTAGATAAGCCAGCATTATACGTCAACAATACATCCACAATCTTATTCTCTTTTGTAAATCTATTTTTTTCATTCTTGCAATGTATAATATTGCCAATTACTTCAGTACCATCCTTCTCTTTCTTTTTTGAAAGAAATAAAATAATATCAGCAGCAAAACGTAAGCCCATACCACCACCCATTTTTTTAACTGGAAACATTCCCATCTCTTCATACGTATGATTAGTAACTAGCATTGGTACTTTTGCTTTACCTAACCTCAACGTCAACACTCTAAATGCACCACGTATTACTTGAGCACGAGTCATGTCTCTTGTATCTTTACCTTCTGCAGTATCTTCTACTTCTTTAGACGTAGATAACATTCCCAATGAATCTAAACACATCATCATAGGTGGGCGTTTATCTTCAGGTGTTTCTAAATATTTGTCTATAATCTTAACTGCTTGAGTTCGAAATTCTTGTACTGTAGCAACTGGAAAAATAACCATACGAGTAGTATCAATACCTCTACTCTTTATCATATCAGAACTTATGGCAGACTCAGACTCAAAGAAAATAACACCCCCGCTAGGATTGTCTGCAAGAAACTGTCTGCAACAACCCAATACGAAAAACGTTTTTCCAGTTGCACTTTCACCGGCAAAAGCAGTAATTTTATTTGCTGGAAGACCTCCATATAGATTTCCCGACAATAATGCATTAAGAACATAACTTCCTGTATCTATAAAAGATGAAACATCGCCAGCTTCTAGACCTTCACTTACTTTTGAAGCATAAGGATTATTAGCTACTTGTATAAATTGATTTAAATAATCGTTCATATAACTCCATTAATTCAAATAATAAGATTCATTTTCACCTACAAATTCGGGTGATAGTTCACCCATTTTTTTAACAATACTGTGTAATCTATCAAGCTCTTCCTCAGTTGAGGCAAGAAATGAAGACTCTGTAATATGCAATTCTTGAAAATATAATTTAATTTCTCTCAATTGATCGTGATCAAATATTTTGTCATTTATACATATACGATCATCGTCTGTTAAGGTTATTACGGCTGTATTACTCATACAAAAAACTTAGATAATGTGTTAACGTGTTCAGGAGCCCAACCGATTGTTTTTAATATCTCAGTTAAAGGACCCTTAAAGGATTTATCGAACTGCAGTTCATAATCTATATATGTTTCTAAATTAAATTCTTTTGGCAAACCATTAAGAAACGCAATAACATAATTGTGTATAGGATTAGGACTTTTCAGATAAACAAATTTTATCTTTTCACCTTCCTGTATTAAAGAATATTTTTTAGTAAGATTATGTTTCCTTAAATAGTGATTATGCAATAATGTACCCTTTACGTGTATAGGAGTTGCTTTTTTATATATATTAAAATTATCAGTATATTTAGCAATATTCTTTACAGAGCGAGGAAATGCTATATCTTCAATTGGACAATTATTAAATTCTTCTTTAAATTCTTTTATGAATTGCTGTATATCATTCTCATCTTTATTAATTATTATGTTAAATGCTTCTTTTAACTTGGCTCGACACGCTGTTGGAGTAGAAGATTTAACTGCTTCAATACCCATAACTTTTAAATATGGTTTAGCATAACGAACACCCTCATTATCATAAACATTTAAAAGATAATGTTTCTTACCAGTCCATATACCTTTATCAGCAAGACACTCTCTCTTCATAAACATTTTTTGCTGATAAGCATTCATATAATCTTTTAATTCATTATAACAATCATCAATAACTCGTTGCAAATCTTGTTCACATACTTTATTCATAAAATTAATAATTTTAGCAGTATCTGATTGATCTGGAAAAATCTTTTCAACTAATTTTTCTAAAGTAATGTATAATGAATCTGTATCTGATGCTATAACATAATCTACATCTTGAGTTTTTAAAACAGTATTTAAATGTTTATTAATAGCTTTTTCAACCCATCTAATAGAAAGTTGACCACCTAATGTAATAGCTTCAGCAATTCTCGTATCAAAATATCTAAAGTATTGATTACCCATAGCTCCATAAGCACTATTCATAGAAATTTTCATTGCTAATTCCAAATTTTGATACTGAGAAATTTCTTTTTCTAACTGGAAACGTTGTGATTGATCTGTTTCTTTTTCAAGTTTTTGTTGTCCTTCTATCATCTTCCTTTTATATACAACACGATTATCATAACGTTGTTGCATCATTTCTGGAAGAAATCCTTGAACATCATTTTGAAATAATTGACCACTAGCACTAAGACAAACATTCCTTTCTTTAATTGTACTAGTATCTAATTGTTGATCTAAAAATTGATCTACATTACTACTAACATAACCACCATCAATAATAGTTTCTGGTGATATATTATATTGCATTATTAAATGCGGATACAAACTATTTAAATCGAAACTAACAACCCATCGATGCATACCTAATGCAGGATCTTTAACATGTGCTCCAGCATATGCTTTATCTTTTGTAAATACTTGCTTTGGAGGTATAACAATATTTTTAGATTTTAAATGATTATAAATTAAAACATCCCACATTCTTACTTGAGTAAATACATCTGCATAATTAACCTTTGCATCATAAGCAAGAGCACAAGCCATCTCAATTAATTTCATCTTATCTTCAAGACGTTCTACTAGCTGTACATCCTTAATATTATAATCTATAAAACGTTGAAAATTTTTCTTATACAAATCATGTAATCCTTCATACTCTTCATACGATAATTTTCGTTCACCTAATTCTATAGAAGCAATATAATCTAATCTATAACTTTCTTGATTTGTGTATGTAAACTTTTTATATAAATCAAAATAATCTAACGTTGAGCAGCCTACTAGATCATAAAAAATAACATCTCGTCCTCCTTGAAATCTCATATTTTCTACAACACGTTCATTTATAATTTTCCAAGGAGATAATAAGAGACTTTGTTTTGGTCCAAATATTTTACGAATTCTATTAACAAGATATGGTATATCAAAAAATTGTGTACTCCAACCAGTAATAATATCTGGTTTAATCATTTGCCACTTATCTAAAAAACTAGTTAATAAATGTACTTCATCATCACACTGGAAATATGTAACAAGTGATTGAGAATTTTCATATTCATGACACCCCCAAACAAAATATTTACCATTAACACTAACAGTAATAGCTATTACTTCTTCAGAGGCTGTTACTGGATTTAGAAAACCGTGTTCAGACCCTGTTTCAATATCAATATATGCTGTCTGAATTAAAGAAAAATCATATGGAGTAGGATTTTGTGGATACTTTTCAGCAAGATAAGAATATTGATACAAAATCGATCCATATATATCAAAATTGTGAACGTCTTTATATTTGGCTATAAACTCTCGACAATCTTTAATTGTACCAGGTTTAATTCCATCAACGTTTTGATTATCTAGAGTTTTATATTTTGAGGGCTTTGTTGTAGGAATATATAATGTTGGTTCATATTCTACACGATGTTCGAAACGAGTACCATTATCAAACCCACGTTCTAATACTTGATTTGATCGAACATGGGCGCTAGTATAAAATTTCATAAACCTTTTATTTGATGAGACCCTCCTTATATTGGGTCTTTCCTTTGACTCTTAAAGCTGTTTTAATATCATAACGATTTGTCGCCTCAGTTTTAAAAGAACAATGTACCCATCCACTAGATGGTACACCTGAAGTATAAAACTCTAATATAAGTTGATCAAATTCTAAATTATCAGCAATCCATTTTGCTAAATCATAATTACCTACTTTTGAACATTCAAAATCTGCTGCTTCACCTTTACAGTGTTGACTTGACGATGAACCACCTATAGCTTTATTAAGCTCTATACTACGATATCCACTATTCACTCTTAATGGACCAAAGTTGTCACGTACAGGCTGTAAAACATGATTGACTACATTAGTTAAATTTACTAGTATTTGAGCATCTGTTGACCAATTATCAATGCCCATGCGAGTTGCAGTAGAACTTTTTACTAATTCATTTAATGAAAAATTCTTAGCTAAACGAATATCTTCTTCACTGTCCATTTTAATCCTTATTCAAAAAGGGGGCATTGCGCCCCCTATAATTACTTATTAATTGGAATCACTCTAGGTTTATCTTCTTCTGGAATGTCTTTTTCCAAATGAATAAACAGCATACCATGTTCTAAAGTACAATTCGAAACTTTGACATACTGCCCAAGTTTAAACTTACGTGTAAAAGAACGGTTTGCGATTCCTCTATGAAGATAGGTATCTTCCTCCACTTTCTTACCAGATGGTGTTCCTTGAACCATCAAATCTTCCTCTTTTTGAGTTACTGTGAGCTCAGTCTCATTAAAACCAGCAACTGCCATTTCAATCATGAAATGATCTTCATCTACAGTTATAATATTATACGGAGGATATCCTCCTGGTGTATGTTGACGAGACTTAAAATTATACATGTCTCGCAACATACCATCCATTCCAACTGTAAATGGTTGGAACGCATGTATTAGTTCATTAAGATTTGAGTGTGTGATTGTCTGTGCTGTCATATTTCTCCTTAATTAAGCAAGAATATTAAAAATTTTAATCTTGAAACCCTTCTCCTTGGAGCAAGTGTTTCAAGCGATGTTTAAAGACTGTAACAAACAGTCGTAGGAGTGAAGTTTCTGAATAACTGCCAACACCTTTTACAAGTAGCGTGTATCTAGTTTCCATCATTACACTCCAGTAGAACCAAAACCTCCATTGCGTGAAGTTTTAGTTTTTGGTGGATCTGAAATTTCACTTAATACATATTTTAGATCCTCCACTAATTCACCTTGACATATTCTGTCATGATTATTTATAATAGCATTCATATCAGAATTATTTACAAGCATTACATAAACATGCTCTACATAATCATTATCAATTATACCTTCACCATTAGCTAATGTTAATCCCCGAGTAAAAGCTAATCCAGAACGAGCATGTAATCTAACTGAATAACCAACTGGTATATCAAAAATAATACCTGTTGGAATTAATGCCCTTTCATTAGGATACAATATAAACCGATCTTCTAGTTTAATTGGTTTTTCAACAGCTCGAGATGCTGTATCAGAAAATATCTGAATGTCTTGTCCTGTTTTTAAATATGCATGCATATCAAAACATGCTGATCCCTCAGATGCAAACACAGGTAAGTTTACATCTTCATACATTTTATAAATTTTTAATTCATTCATCCTGAGGTTTATTGCCTATATTATATTTCGCTACCATCTGCCATTGATCCTTCTCTTTATACGAAAGAATTTTCAATTGGTTTATGGGTACCATTAAAGAGCTAGTCCTTTCAGGACTAACTAAATCTACTAAACTCCACTCTGCTAATAAATTAGCAACAGCATTTCGACGTGCTTCATCGTTCTCAGAAAAATTGGAAGGTTTACCATCTAAAGCAAATAGTTCTTTAAAATGAACTATATAATATTTGCCTTGTTTATGTAAAATATGACAAGACTGATATAATGTATTATCCTTTTTTGAGGCAACACCAATACGTGTTAATGTTTCACGAACTTTAAGAAAATCGTCTGGTTGTTTTAATGTAACTTCAATTAACGAGTCTATTATTGAGTTCATCCTTCTCCTTCAAGCCACCTGAATATAATTTAGATTTTAAAGTTTTAATATCATCATCAGAAAAAATTGATTCAACTTGTTTAGCTTTTTGTAAGCTATAATTATAATACTGCTGAATAATTTCAAGTTTTTCTGTTTTTTCAAACTTTAACCATTTACCAAATCGATTTTTTGGTCTAATAGTATTTAGTAAATAATGATATTGCAATTTCTTATCTAAAAAAGGTCGTTGATTTGTTTCATTAGCGTATAAAACAGTATCACAAGTGTGGCTTAGAGCTTTATTCACTATGTATGGTACATATTCACTCTCTACTTGTTTCTCAACATCATCTTCCATCAAATCTTGCTTTTGATAATTAATCGATTTTACAAAGTCAAACGGATTCATAATTTAATTCCAAATACAATCAACCATTATTTCAATCAAACAAGCTGTCAAATTAATTTCTTGATCTGCTACAAAAGCACTTTTATATTGATAATCAGCCAATAAAAGTATAGCAGGAGGTATCGATTGTGGTTTCAAATGCTCCTGTAAATTATCATACAACCTTCTATAAATCAATTTAGGATCATTATCATTATTATCAACAACCCATTTTCTTACATCAGAAAAATTCTTTTCTTTTAAAGCATTAATTAGATTTTGAAAATTTGTATCTGAAAATTGCTGAAAAATCCCAGTATCAATTACACTGTTTGTACTATATCTCTGAAGCTCATTTAACGTTCGTCTGAAGTCTGGAAAATATTTTAAAATAACTTCGGCTACAACTCTCTCATCAAACTGAATATTATATTGATTTAAAATAAAAATAACTCTTTTTAAAAATTGAGTTGCAATTATTGGTTGTTGTTTACGATCTATTTTAAATTCTATAACAGAACAACGTGAATGTATCGGCTCAATAATACGATGAAGATAATTACACGTAAAAATAAATGAACAATTATTTGCAAACCGTTCAATAAATCCTCTCATTGCTGGCTGAGTTGAAGCAGGATTTAAATAATCTGCTTCATCAATAATAACAACTTTTCTATTACCGCCACGCAATGAAGTACTGCTACAATAATTATCTAATTTTACTCTTAATAAATCAATTCCTGTTTCCTGTGAACCATTTACAATTAAATAATCTGCATCAACCTCTTTACACATTGCTTTTGCTACTGTAGTTTTACCCATTCCTGGACCACCACACAATAACAAATTAGGAATTGATTTAGTTTCTACATATGATTGAAATGTACCTTTCAAATATTCTGGTAGAATACAATCATGTATAGTTTGAGGTCTAAACGCTTCACACCAAAGTATATTATTGGTCATCTGTTTTTATTGTGGAGAAGTTTCTGTAGCAATCCAATACTCTAAACTTTTATGTAAATGACTGAAATGTCCTAATCCTTGATTAGATAATTGAACAGTATAAGAACCTTTCATTAATTTAATATTTTCAATTTTAAATATCATTTTAAATTCTGTACTACTTGTACCCAAATCAACTGAAAAACTATCTATAGAAGATTTAGAATCTATAGCACGTATGGACATTTTATTACCATCTGACAATACTGCTATTTCAGGTAAACTCATTACAGCAGCAGCTCTCATTAGTTGAGATAAATATTTTTCTTGTAATTCAAATTGAGCATCAATACTCGGCAGATTTATATCCTTTGCAAGTATTTTTTCTTCTTCTTCAAACAAAGATTTATTTGCAAACTGATACTCTGCTATTTGATCTCCGACAACATAATTATTACCATCACGTGAAGCTTGAATTACAACTGAGTTTTGTTTAAACTCTAACTGTGGATCATAAAACAAAGACAACACTCCAAGAAATTTATTCAAATCATAAATGGCAAAATCATTAGGAAAACTTTCAGAAAGAGTAACCTTAGCTAAAACGTTTGTTTGTTCATTAATAGTTTTTAAAACACTACCTTGTTTAAACAATAAACTCTGATTTATTTCAGCATAATTTTTCAATATGTCAATCGTATCACTACTAATAATCATTTTCTTTTACCTTTTTTCTTTGTTTTTAGTGCTGTAGTATTTTGTATTTTTTTTCTCCGTTCTTCCACATAAGGTCGATGTTTCATATCAGCTCCATGTGCAGCATACTCTAAACGACCCAAGTCTTTTAAAGAACCATTAAAAACATATGTACCAACATGCTGTAATGACATCCATGGACATAGCCATGTTGTAAGACCAATTTTTCTTGCTAGCTGACAAAACATATAATCTTCAGAGAGATACCTATCACTATTATTAGAATTACCCTCTCCTAACCACGAGTCGTTATCAATAACAGTATCAAAATATGCATGTATATAACGATCACCTGTAAAATGTTCTGAACGATTGTGATCTGGTTTATAAGCAAATTGAGGATAAGCTTCTCTCCATGCGTCCAATGCTTCTCTTCGTATCATCATAAAACCTGTACCTACCTCCAATACTTCTACAGGTTCACCTAAACTAATTTGGGTTGTACCTGTCGTAGGATTAAAAACAAAATCACCAGTAAATTTATCTAGATCAAGTGGATCATCATCACCTAAACCTTTGTCGACAGCATTGCGTACCTTTTCCCATGCTATCACTTTTTTTGGATATGGTCCACCAATTATAGGTTTTTCTTCACTACATAATGCAGAAAGAGTTAGCACATACTCTGGGGAATAACAAATGTCAGCATCAATGAACATCAAATGAGTATAATCACTCCGTAAAAATTCATCGACACAATAATTTCTTGCTCGTGGAACAAGAGATTCATTAAAAAGATAAAAGAATTTAAGATCAATTTCATATTTAGTAGCAGTAGTTGCTAAATCACAACTAGCTTTACAATACATACCTGATGCCATTCCACCATACATTGGTGTTGCAACAAAGACTTTATTTTTCCGTAATTCAGAAACGGGAACTTCTATTTCCATATTATTAATTATTAGGTTGAGGTGTTGTCATTACTTTATCAGTTTTTTCTTGCAATGTCTCTTTAAATTGATTAGAAGAATTTTCTTCAATCACAGGAACATTTATTGTATCATCTACTTTAGTATACAAATCCATAAACGAGTTTTTAGTATCATCATCAAATCGATTAATCGAATACTGAATAGCTTTTAGTTTATCGTTAAAAATAGCATAACAATTGATAATATTTATCAATCTTCTAGTAGAAATTATCTCATCAATTCCACCATCAAAAAAAGTTTTCCTAATTATATCAGCCCACTTAACTAAATGGTCTACATAGGCTGAATCTTCTAACTTATTCTTAATCATTATTTCAGTTAGAATTTTAGTTTCAACATTCATTGAAGGATGTTCTTGTTCAAACGTCAAAGGAAACCTATCAAGAAAAGCTTCGTTTAAAATATTTGCACCAATAAATCTACCGTCTTCAGAACCTTTACCTTTAGTATTTGCTGTCGCTACAATTGTAAATCCTTGAGCTGGTACTACAAGACGATTTATCTTTTTTAAGAAAATATTACCACCTTCTAATATTGGCTGCAGACACATTATTTTATTAGATGCTAGATCAACTTCATCCAAGAGTAATACGGCACCTCTTACCATTGCAATAATAACAGGCCCATCTTCCCAAACAGTTTCACCATCCTTTAAAGTAAAATGCCCTAACAAATCATCTTCATCTGTTTCAACTGTAATATTAACTCTAATCAATTCACGTTTTGTATTTGCACATGCTTCAAAAACATCTTTAGTCTTACCCATACCACTTAACCCTGTGGTAAAAATTGGCATAAAAAATCCAGACTTTAAAACCTTAACCAATTCTTTTAAATGTCCTGCAGGAACATAATAAGGATCCTTATCAGGAATTAATGATTTGATTTGTAGTTCTGTTTTAACTTCGGCAACATCTGTAACATTTTGTTCTATAGGAACCTTTGATTGAATGTTCACTTTCCTATAAGTATCACCCCATGGTCGAGTAGTAGGCATAATTGTAGCATCTAAAGAATATTGATTCCTTCCGATATTATAATTTGTCAAATACCAATGAGGTAATCCTCTACCTATCTTATTAGACAAATCAATTGCTTCTTTTCTGGTAAGAAATTGTTTTGAACTATGCAGGGCATTAGCTAATTTAAAAAATTCATTTTGATAATCTTTTAACATAATATATTGTTATAAAAAGGTCAATAAAAAATTATAGCATATTAAGCTACTAATTCAACAAACTTTGTCAACATGGGTCGCATATTCAATTTACTAGATCGCATCTTTTTAAAAGCTGTTACAAATTTTCTTTGAGTTGCATCGGATTCAACATTTAAAATATTTTGTGCAATTTTTAATTTTTTACCTTTAATACAAAATAAAGAATCATAAGCTGTATCTTTAGTTATTATATAACCTTGCTTATTAAATTGATTTCTTAAACCTCGCTGAAAATCTTCTTTGACTTGCCACATTATGCGCTCTCCATCCTTTTTCGTCTTAAATCTGAACATATTATATGGAACATGATTACAAATAAAATAACCAATTGCTGAACCACCAGTTATACTACGATAATAATTCAATACAGATTCTGTCAATTTAAATCCATTTAGACCAGTTATTTTATATTCTTTCTTAGTTATTGGGTCACGCAACAAATATATATTTCTTCCCTTGACATCTGAGGAATGTCCTTTACACTTACCATCAACTAGTTGAAGATTACCATTACTTTCACCGTCTGTAAGAAATACTGAATGTAAAAATTGTACGTTATGTTTTTTTCGAAAAGCTAAAGCATACTGAGCTCCATGTAAAATACAATCATTTAAAGGTGTTCCATACAAATATCCAAACATATTATCAAATCGGTTTACTAAAAATGGTATATTATGCAATGAGACTTGTGCATTATTACATATAGACTTCCACATGGTTGCTTGTTGATGATCTTCGCTATGATTTAAGTAATACATTACCCACTGATGATTACTTAATATATTTGCAAATATATTAATTAACTGTTGCTGATGCTCACTATTTGACATCTCACTAGAGAACCATTCACACATATATAAATTATCATGTGACATCCTCATATCACCATCTTTATAATCATAAATTTTATCAGAATTATAATCATCCTGATCGCCACGTGAACTACTTCCCAAATTCAAATTACGTCTCATTGATTGTCGTAATGAGTAATCTGTAAAAGTACAAACTTTATATGGTATATTAACTCTTCTGCAAAAATCAATTAAAATTATTGTTTGAATTACTGTATCAATAATATGAGCTGCCATAGAACCAGAATAATCCACATACATAATCAAACCATGATTCTTACCTTCTGCTACAGTAGAAATCCTTTTAAAAATATTATCAGTAAGTTTATATTGATGTAATTTGTTCATATTGATAATACCAGTTTTTGATATCTTTTCTCTTTTATATTCAACAGCTCTTTTCTTCATCTCAAATTCTTTACACAAATACATTACAACTGAATGATTCTCCTTTCGTATAAAAGATACAAAAGACTGTACTACAGCATAATACGCTGCACCAAGATTTGCGAAGGACTCTAAATTCGAATGTTGTTTATTATGTAAACATTCTGAAGATAAGTTTGACATTCTATGCCACAATATGTCATTGTGTAATAATACATCTTTATATCCAATCAACGACTTTTCTAACCGAGCATGAGGGACATTCAAATAAGTAATATTCTTGCTTGATTCGTCTATTAGATTTTCTTCCTTTGATCTGTATTCTTGATCTGTTAATGAATAAGGATCTTTTACAGTATCATCATCAAATTCACCTGCACCATTATTGATAGTTCTATTACTATCTGATTCTGATTCTGCAGAAGTTAAAGAATCATTTTCATCAACATCATGAGTAGGATCATCACATTCAATTTCTCCATTTAATGCACTTGCTTGATCTTCTGACAACTCTTCATCTACTGGAAATAAATTATCTAAATCACCAGTACTATTATCCTCTTCGTCTGTAGAATATTCTAGACGTTCATAAATATCCGTCTTAGGTGGATTTTCTTTATCTTGTTCAAAAATTTTATTAGAAATTTCTAAAACTTCTTCCCAAGTTTCTATATTTTCTAAACGACTAACAATTAATAATTCCTCTTCATTAAATTTAATATTTTCAGTAGCACCTGATTTAAAATAAATATTAATTCGATCAATAAAATTTAAATCATTAAGCACAATATTAAATTTATGAAGCCCAAAAAAATCTCTATCATGTACCAATTCTTGATAGCCTTTATACATCTGAGAACGCACACCTGGATACTTTAATTTAATCTTACGCTCAATGCGCACATCCTCTATAATATTTAAATAACTTTTAAACTTTGGGCCTCTTGTTGATAATGAATTGTGCCAACCATCAACAGGGGTATGTAGAGCGTGTGAAATTTCATGGGATACAAAGAGATCATATATAGCAGCGCTCATATCTTTCCAGATTGGAAGATATAAAATACGTCTTGTAGGATCAAAACCTGCTGTTATTACTTTAGCGTGTTGAACATGAAGATTTTCTGTTGACATCAATTTCGCTAAAATTGACTTCTCATTACGAAGATTACTTGTAACTTGCATTTAAGGCTCAGTTAATAATTCACACAACTTCTCAATCTTTCTATATATATTATACAGGATAGAACAATATTAATCAACGACCTTTATTATTCTCCAATCAATTCCTTATTGTGTTGGCTGCATAGCTTTATCAAATAATTTATCAACTGGAACTCCTAACACCTTTAAAGGAACATTAACAATTATAAACCTTTGCTTCCTTATTATTAGCAATTTAATATAATCCCCAACTTTATACTTTATTAATTCATCTGCATATTCAAGTTGATTGTTAATTGGAACACTATTAATTGCAACAATCATATCTAAATACCGCAGACCATCAGCTAAATCAGTTTTACTGATTATCAATAAACCAAATGTATTAGGAACTGTACTTTTTATATCAGGATTATCGGCTAAAAACTTTTTCCGTGCATTTATATTATTTAATGAAGCAACCATAACTCCAATAGCTGGACGTTCAATCTTTTCTCCATTAATCATCTTTTCAATTGATGCTTTTATAATATCTGCTCTAACTGATATACCTAAGCCTGCATTTTGAGCATTCTTTGAAATAATTAATGAATTTATACCAATAACTTCTCCTTGCATATTCATTAAAGGTCCTCCTGAATTTCCGCGATTTAATGCAGTATCAGTTTGAATAGCTTTAACGTACGGATGCCTAGCATAACGTTTCGAACTTGAAACAATACCACGACTAACGCTCCAAGTTAATCCCATTGGATGACCAATAGCAAACACACTCATACCCTCTCTAATAGTAGACACATTATCAACAATTGTTAAATGAGGCACTTTCTTTGTTCTATTAGATACTCTAATTAACGCTAAGTCGGCCAAGGGATCTGTACCAATAACTGTTACTTCATACTCTTCCCAATCCTCCTCATCGTAATAATATAATTTAATATGCTCTTGTTTATGTACACAATGATAATTTGTAAGTACATGACCCTGTTCATCTATAACAAACCCTGCACACGAACCCCTAGGAGATAAGCTTTTAGTCGAATTATCATTAACATATATTACAATTAATGTAATTGATTCTTTAACACGTTCAATTACATTTAACAACTCTGAAGTAGTAGCTATTGTTATGTGAGAATATAATATAAAAAAAATCACTATGCATAGGATTTTTAATTTTCTCATAACAGGTTATCCTTGAAAAAGTGTTCCTGGAGAAGTATTTCGTTTTTTAATCTTAGGCAATTCTGTTTCTAATGATTCTTTTGTTGTTTGACTTTTTGGGGGTTGAGATAAATTTAAATTATATCCTGCAGCATTACATTTTTGTGCATTTACTCCCCAAACCTTTTCTAACCACTTTGATCCATTTTCAGCATATAAATTTGTAACATATTCATTAAATGTAAACTCTTTTCTAAGCTCATCCATAGTACATGCACAATGTTCACCAATTTTTAACATAACAGATGGAGGAATTGGAAAGTTTCTTAAATGAGGATTAACTTCGAAGATATTACGAAGTATATACTTGGTGCATAATGTTAAATTTTTAAATATTATTAGTGATGGAAACCTAATTTTTTTATTATTTTGTTCTTCTCCACCTATTATTGGAACTACTAATATATAAATGGCTAATAAACTTATTATGACTTTTTTCATAGTACCTCTTCTTATTCTTCTTGCACAGTATTGGTATTACTTGGTTCTTTTGGCATCATATCTTGATAATCAAATTTATAAAATACAAAATCACCACCCTTTGTTCTTCCACCTCCGCTTCGATCACCTAATTCTTGACCCCAATTATCTTCTTCAGAAGATAATAATTTAAACTGTCCCATAACATAATTTCCTTCAGCTGTCATTTTTTGAGCTTTACCTGCTTGGTTATGTAACCGTTTATTATATGGTATATCATACGATCTTGGTTCACTTTCTCCTGGTACAATGACCCAAAAATATATATTGTTTGGCTCAACAACTATATGTGATAAATAAATAAATTTAGCAGGTAATGGACCTTTTGTTGGATAACCAAATAAAGCGCTAACAGTAAAATATGTACTTGTTGTTAATATTAAAAATATAGGTATAAAACATAATAAAAAAATAACTCTTTTTCGCTGTTCAATTAAAACCCAAAGACAAATAATACTAATAACAATCCACGCAAATATGAGTACTGACAGCATCTAATTCCTCATCGTTTTTTGATGTTTACTGTATTGACTTCTTTCACTTTCTGCCATGTCATTTTCCAACACACCAATTCTCCTGAATACCATAGGCCTGCCAGTTTCGTCTCGCACTATATCGCCACCAACAATTTTACCCCCTACAAATTTTGACATTTTAGGTTTACTATAATAATCAAAAATCATTATAGGCTTAACTTCGGTTCCTTCTAAAAAGCGTCTATTATTCATCGAATTATGTGTGAGAAGATTTCCGCGGATTTATAAAATTTTTTTTCAAAGTATTCAGTTCTAGTAGGTTACCTTCATGATCTATCTTAAACCGAATAAAAGTTTCTTCTTGCCCTCTTCTACTAAACTCCTTTTCGCCCTTAAATATTACTTTATATGACGGATTGACTTTTACTACTTCAACCGATACAGGAAAAGATCCTGTTTGTCCATAGTTGGAATAGAGATGAGCATTCACAATATACTCCCCTGGCACTATCCCCCTAATCGTGGTTACTTCTCGATTAATTTTTATGATTACTGGTCGACCATTTACTATCGCCGTATCATTTCTAGTCCCCAAATCATCTTTATCCAAATGCATCAAATTAACTCTTGG